TCTGCAACCGAAACTGCTAAGGAAGTTACTAATTTCTTCAATACGATTGTAAAAACACTCGATAAGACTACAGAAGAATAATTAATTCACTTCCAACGCCGCTCTGGCAGATATCAACTCTGCCAGAGCTTTTGTAGGTTCTGATATCTCTTTGTAATCCAGAGTCTCTTCCTTTGTTCTTTTCTGCAACCACTTGCAGATCGCTTCAATCGTTGCATCTACTTGAGTTTTCATCATACCGCCTCTTCCTTTAACTGCTTGTTTTCTTTCTGCTTCTCACTCATTGCCGCCGCTGTGTTGATCGTTCCTTCCAGATAACCACGTTCGCGTTCAGACATGTGCGGGAGTTTCTCTGCGAGTTTATCGAGAATTTCTTTTTCTCTTTCCGACATTTTCTCACCTCCTTGCCTTACGAACGTATCATATCACGTTGTTAATGCATTGTCAACGTATTTTTTGCACATTTTATTTCTTTTTACGTTGACAACGTATTTTTATGGTGATATAATATTTTTCAGAAGCGGAGGTGAAAAAATTGAATGAACGCATAAAACAATTACGAAAAATTCTTGGTTTATCAAGAGAAGAATTCGCCAACAGACTTGGTTTAAAAAGCAGAGGAAAGATAGAAAATATCGAACTTGGGCGAACCAGTCCGGATGAACCTTTTTTAGATTTAATTTGTAAAACTTACAATGTAAATTCAAATTGGTTGCATACCGGGGAGGGCGGGGATGACAATATGTTCGTCAAATTGTCCCGCAATGATGAAATCTCTAAATTCATTGGTAATATTATGGAATATGAGGATGATTCATTTAAAAAGAGACTTATATCTGGTCTTGCTGCCTTAGACGAAACTGGGTGGGATGTTTTAGAAAAGTTTCTCGATTCTATACAAATAAAAAAGGACTGAATTACTTCAGTCCTAACATTCCGCAGATAAAATAATATACATTTTCCAGTTGTCTGCTACTAAGTTTATCAAGTAGTTCCTTTACAAGTTTTTTGTAATCCATAATATGTACCCTCCGATCTGGTATTATTATACTAGAACGTTCGTTCGATTTCAATATCTTTTCTCGAACAATTTGTTCTCTATATTAATATTACGGATCAAAAGGGTGAAAATTAGTAAATTTTGGAAATCGTCCGAAATCTCGGACACTTTTTGAAAATCACTTATAAGGGCTGTCATATAAATCGTGCATCCGCACTTGCAAGCCCTTAGCGATCTGCTCCAATGTATCCAATCGCGGTATGCTTCCATTGCACAGATCATTGAGCGTGGACTTCGGGATTCCGGTCAGAATTGATACCTGCCGGAGCGATAGATTTTTTTGAAAGATAATGTCTGCAATTAATATTTTCATGCGGATATTATCTGCAAAGAGTAAAAAATTATTCTATATTTTTATGGAGCGTAAAAAATGAAATCCTTTTTTAAACAATTAGAACCCTGCAGCGGCGTTCAGGAAAGTGCCATTCGAAAACTCGAATGCTGCGATCCTCTTTTATTTTCCTTTGATTCTGACCAGCATGCTATTCGGATTTTCGACCTCGATCATCAGCTTCTGGGCGTTTGTCAGAAAGACCTTGTTCCAGAATTTCTGAGTTTATCCGCTCAAGATAGGCAATTCAGCTTTTCCGTTGAAGAAATCAAATACGAGCAAAATGCAGATGGAATTATGGAGCCGAAAATTTTACTTAATGTTGCTGCATATGCTCCAGGAGAAGTAGAATCAGCAGTGGCAGACGTTGCTTGCCGTTTAAACTTAAAAGTGTAATTTTTTAATATTTCACACGTATATATATGGGGTGTTTTACCCTAACTAAATAATTTTCAAAGGAAAAAAGGAGGAATCATTATGGCAAAGAAAATCAAATGCCCAGGACTGCTCTGTGGAAGCACAGACGTTACACAAATCGGAGAAAAGACAAGAACAAGTGTCAATCTAAATCCATTACATCCATTTACACTTGTTAATACTAAATCTGCAAAAAAGCAGAAATTTCATTGCAATAAGTGTGGAAGGATTTTCACGGCTAAAATCTAAACACAATTAAAGTCTAAAATAAAAAGCCGCCCCAGTGCGCCAACACCAGGACGGCAATCGATCATCCAGAAAATGGACCATCGCGCAGATACATAATACCATTTTCTGGACACCAGAACAAGCGAAAAGTTTGTTTGGTGTTATTTTTGTACTTTTTTAGGCGCAAATCATCACAAACACAAAGGAGGATGGCTATTATGGCTGAAGGAGTTAGAAAAAGAGGAAAAACATGGTCGTACTATTTTGATACTGCAAAGATAAACGGCGAGAGAAAGAAAATTGAGAAAGGTGGTTTCCGGACGCAAAAAGAGGCTTTAGATGCCCGCGCGGCCGCGATCGCGCAGTATAATAATGTTGGTCGAACATTCTCACCAAAAGAAATCAGTGTTTCCGATTATCTTGACTATTGGTTAGAGACTGCAATCAAAAAGAATATTGATCACGGATACAGCTATAATACATACCGCGACTATGAATCCAAAATACGTTTACATTTAAAACCAGCGTTCGGCATGTACAAATTAAGCAGCTTTCAGTATGCTCCGGACAAAGTTCAGGAATGGGTTGACAACATGAAATTAAAAGGCTTATCAAAGCGTATGATTCAAAATACTTTGACCTGCCTGCAGGGCGCATTGAACTATGCGATTATACCGCTGAAATACATTCAGGCAAATCCATGCATTCCTGTTAGGGTAGGCAAAATGCCAATAGATCCAGATGCCAAAGCTCACGCAGAATATGTATGCCCTGTTGAAGAATTCGAACGAATCCTGCAGCGTTTTCCACCCGAAAACTATTTTCATCTTTCCCTGGTAGTTCCATACAACTGCGGAACCCGAATAAGCGAAACATTTGCAATTGACCTAAACGAAGACGTAGATTTCCAGAAACATGAACTGCATATCAAAGGACAGTGGCAAAAAAGGAATAAGACCTGGTACATAAAGCCACCAAAATATGACTCCTATCGTACAATCAAAATGGGAGAAACTCTGGAGCAGGCATTGAAGTACGGCATACATCAAAGAAAATTAAACAAATTGAAATATGGCGGCGCGTATTTGAACACTTATGTCATGCCGGATAATTCCATAACTCAAATCAGGGCAGATATCCAGGTTGCTTATAAGGAAATCACCCCTCTGTGTGTCAAGGATACTGGCGAACTACTTACGCCGGACTCTTTCAAGTATTGTGCCCGGGTTGTTCATTACGAGCTTGGCAATGTATTGTTTCACTCGCACTGTCTGCGGCATACGCATGGCACTATTCTGGCCGAGGCCGGTGTGAACCCCAAAACAGTTATGGAACGGCTGGGACATAAAGATATCACAACGACATTGCAGACATACACATTCAACACAGAGCTGATGCAGCAAACGGCAGTTGATGTATTCGAGAATGCGATTCACAAAAAAGCATAG